CGACGATAAAACTAACGAAGTAAAAATAGCAAACGACATTACCGTTGGTAAATATGATGTTGTTTATGTATCGGGTTCAACACTTCCAAGTAATAGATACGCGGAACTTGAATTTTACATGGATGCATATTCTAAAGGTATTGTCGATAAAACAGAAGTCCTTAAGAAGACAGAAGTTTTCGATATGGAGGGCGTCCTTGAAAGAACAGATGAAATCCTTAAACTTTCACAACAAGTTGAACAACTTGCTAAAGAGCTTAAAAAGGTCAATGGTGACATGCAAACTCTTACAAGAGAAAATGTACATCTTAAACAGAAAGTTGAAGTGGAGAAATTTAAATCTGAACTCGATCAAACAAGTAATAAAGCTAAAATGGCTGGTACCTTATTTGAAAAGAGATTGGATGATAATTTATCAATGTTGAGAAAAGATGCCCAAGATGCAATAAAAGACAAATCAGACGCACCTTCTTCCGCATCTAAGAAGCCGTCATCAAGTAAGAGGAAAAAATAATGGAAGCTAATGAAAACATGGCTCCTGAAAATCAAACTCAAGAAGTTCCAGCTTTTGAGCAAGATTTAATGGATACCCAAGAAGCATTGCAAAACACTGACAATCGATTTGAAGAAGCGCTGGGATTACCTACGCCTGAACAAACCAGAGCCCCTCAACCTGAGGATACCACTGGTCCAGCACAGCCCCCAGTAGAACAGGATTTTAGTCAAAATGAAGTAAATCCTGAAAGCAACGATCAAGTAAGATATCAGTATTGGCAGTCACAAGCTGCTAAACTACAGAATCAGTTAGACCAGGTCAAAGAGTATCAGCCTATGGTTGATTATCTTAGATCTAACCCAGAGGCCGTGCAAAGTATAACGCCAGGTGGTAAGCCACCAGCTGAAGCTGCACCCACAAGTCAGGAACAGGAAGAGTTTCCTCCTCCACCTGCAAAGCCTGAGCAACCTAGGGGATTCTCAAGAGAAGAAGCGTTTACTGATCCTAACAGTGAAAGTGCGCAATATTTGGACGATGTTGAAAAGTGGAGAGATGATATTACACAATATAATTCTCTAGCTAGTCAATATGAAGTCGCAAAGCTGCGCGAATCGTATAGTAAAAAAATCGAAGGACTAGAAGCTACAAACAAACAAAGAGAAGCTGCTGTACAGCAAGTTCAAGAAATGAATAAAGTTAGAAATTATGTAGCAAGCAATTATGACTTAGGAGATAAGTTGGATGATTTTATTACAACTATGAATGACCCCAAGTCTATTGATATGGATACTTTAGTTGGATACTATAAGTATAAAAATGGAATGGCTGTTAATGCGCCAGCTCCTGCACCAACTAATGCTCCTCCATCTACTAATTTTAAACAAGTTCAAAGAGCTCAATCTGTTCCAACTCCTATGGGAGTTCAACCTTCTCAAGGAAACACACCTTCTGCTCCTGAGGATGATTTTATGTCTGCGATTATTAAAGATAATAACAATACAAACATTCTCTAAGGAGGGAATAAACTATGTCAGCAACAGATTATACAAATGGCCTAGTTAAGACTACAACACCTAGCGGTGCTTTTTCTAGCCCAGCTAATATTAGTGTTGATAATGTCAGAAGAACGTTTGGAATTGGTGAAAAAGTAGCTGAGTTAGCTCCAGCTGAATCCATTTTCTTCTCATATTTGTCTAAAATAGGTAAAAAACCAATCGACGAAACAGTCTGGAAACCATTGGAATATCGTAACCAATGGCAAAGACGTAACTTTACAGCCGCATATATTGATGGTGCAGATGATGATGCATCAGCAAGTGGTGATGATATTCCAGCTGGAGTTAAAATATATTGTGATTACAATCATAAAGGAGTTGTAGAAAAAGACTCTATGTATTCACCTATATTTTTAGTTCCAGGGCAAGTTTTAAGAATTGCAGGAGTAGCTTGGAAATTATCACAAGATGCAACCATTAAATATGTTAAAACAGTAACTGGTAATACAAATGATGTTATTTCATCAAGCGGGAAAGGTGTAGCATCAGGTGATTACGCTGTTATAGCT